GCATTGGCTGCTGTACCAAGTGAGCCTATTGACATAGAGACTCTGTACGTACGCGATGGCGGTATCTGTCAGTTATGCAACACACCTGTGTCCCGGCAAGATGCATCTATCGACCACAAGGTGCCGATCAGCCTAGGAGGACCAAACTTGTGGTCAANCGTTCAACTAGCTCACTTCACGTGTAATGCACGGAAGGGGAACAGAGTATGAAGGACAGATTTACTATCAGTCGTCGCATTGAGATTGATGCCGCACACAGAATCCCAGACCATGCGAGCAAGTGCTTCGCAATTCACGGCCATAGATACGTCATTGATGCAGTACTCTCGGGCCCTCTTTTTGAGTCCGGAGAGCAACGGGGAATGATCATGGATTTTGGGTTTCTCAAGCATCTGATGATGCAGGAGATCCACGAACCGTGCGATCATGGACTCATCCTTTGGGCAGAAGATTACGCAGTACTCGACAGCATTCTCTGTCCACCAAGTTATTCGCCGGCTATGATGCAGGCATGCCGTGAAAAGGCTCTAACACAACAGTTGCACATTCCGGCTTGGCTAAAGCTGTACAGACTGCCATCGGTACCTACGGCGGAGAACCTTGCGTTCCACTGGTATCACGTCCTTGACGAGGCTATTACCAAGTTCTTCAGTGATCGTGGGGAGTCGCGTGAAGGAATCGTCCTGGAAGAACTAAAGGTATACGAAACCCCCAACTGCACAGCTACATACCGTCCGGAAACACAATTAACTTCCCTCCGGGAACATTGGAGGTAGGTCTCAGTGAGTAAGCGCATACCCNTCATNGAGCTGTACGGCCCTACAATTCAGGGCGAGGGAATGCTAATTGGACATCCAACGCATTTCCTGCGAACTGGTGGATGTGGGTACAAGTGTGCCTGGTGCGACTCCATGCATGCTGTTGATCCACAACAGGTTAAAGCAAACCGGACTATGATGTCCGTCGAGGAGATTGTACGTCGAATCGATNCATTGCCTCGTGCTCCTTGGCTTACTCTAACAGGCGGAGATCCTTGCCTGCATGAGGAACTAGGGAACATTGTTGGCTTGATGTGGCATCGCAATGTCCGTGTGTGTGTTGAAACCCAGGGTGAATTGTGGCCTGAATGGCTTCGTAGCGTAGATGCAGTTACATTCTCGCCTAAAGGTCCGAGTTCTAAGAACATTACGGACGTCGCGGAGTTCCGTGATAACCTCGTGAAGTATCGTCAGCACAGCCGAAGTAAAGTTGCCATTAAGGTAGTGGTATTCACCCAGAGTGACTTAGAGTATGCAAGTAGTGTATACAACGAGGTCAGGCCACGAGTTGGTGCCCCTCTTTACGACAAGTTCTACTTCCAAGTAGGCAGTCCACTCCTTTCTGACTCACCCAACTTTCCTGAGAACGAACTTCGGGAGTCTCTGCTTGCGGATTGGATGCGTGGATCTATCTTGACGAGGTACCACTGGCTCGTAGAGGCTCTACTAGAACATGTTGACGAGCTTGACGAGAACACTGCAATTACACCGCAGGTGCACACGCTACTGTGGCCTACCGAAGCGAGGGGGCGGTAATGGAGATTCGTGATAGGGACGATGCATGNGCTAAGTTGCAAGCAGTCCTCCAGTGGCTTGGTATTGATGTTCATGATCAGAACTTCATCGATACACCTGCAAGATGGATTCGCTATCTGGAAGAGTTCTGCCAGCCTTACGATCCTGAGATCCACCTAGGACGCTCTTTTAAGGCTCCTAGTGAAGATGCCTATGATCATGCACTAATAGTGCAGACTAACATTCCGTACCAAGCTGTCTGTGCTCATCACCTCGTACCCGTACTTGGTTACTGCCATTTGGGGTACATCCCTACTGACCGCGTTGTCGGACTCAGCAAGCTAACGCGGCTAGTACACGGAATTACGCATAGGAGGCCAAGCCTGCAAGAAGACGTCGGTAACGAGATTGTAGACGCGCTTATGACGCATCTTAACGCACTTGGCGCTATCTGCGTGATAACGGCAGAACACGGTTGTATGGCTTGCAGAGGTGTTGCTCAGCTTGGCATCTTCACCACAACCGCCAGCCTTCGTGGTGTATTCCAAAAGGATCCTGCTGCACGTCAGGAATTCTACAATCTGACCGGATTGAGAGGTATCCGTAATGGGTAAATATAGCCCCGTCGGCCCGATAGCTATACTGGAAGCTCTAGAGCAGCGGGGCCTCTTAGGAGACTACGTTCTTGTCTTAGCTCATGACGTGATACCTCATGTGGAGAGGTACAAACAGCTCCTACATAAAGGTAATCGTCATGTAATCCTCGACAACTCCGCCGTTGAACTTGGAAAGCCTATGACGGACGGACTCGTCGATATAGCGCTAGAGATAGGCGCTGACGCCATCGTGTTACCCGATGTGATCGGCAGTCGTGATGGGACGCTGGAAGTGATCGAGCAGTTTCTGGGAAGGATCTCTGGATTGCATGCTTGCCAGCTCCCCTGGATGGGTGTTCCCCAAGGGAGTCACGTAGACGATATCCTTAGCTGTGCTGAAGGGATTAGAAATCTCTTGGGAAGGAATCCTGCCTACTGGGGTGTGCCTCGTTGGATTGCTAATGAGATCGGGACACGATGGTTCATTACGGATATGCTGAATAAACCTGAATTCACACCGCAAAACTGTACATACCCGAATATCCACCTCTTGGGGATGTCAAAGAACCTGGAGGATGATCTGCGTTGTGTCAAGATGCCTAGAGTTGCTGGGATCGATTCGGCTAATCCAATCGTGATGGGACTTAAGGGACTAAACTTCCCTAATGACTATAAGCACGTACCAAGGAGGGATGTAGTCGACCACGGGACTCACGGAGTAGAAGTCATATTCGACTATTGGGACGCCACTGAGATCAACGATCAAGTGGTCAATAATGTGGTCAAACTCCGGAGTATCCTGAATGGATAAGAGGGTAGAGATACCCCCAGAACATCGGCCACAAAAGTCCTGCGAAGGATGTCCATTCGGAGGACCTAAAGTAGGTTCTAGAGGACAAATCGACGCAAACTTCGTACTAGTAGGGGAATCTCCTGGAAGGGAGGAGGTACGAACAGGAATCCCTTTTTCAGGTCCTAGTGGTGATGTACTTCACACCTTCATACCGAGAGATCGTCCCATCTATGTCCTCAATGCGATGGAATGCCATCCACGTAAAGGACTTAAGGACGAGAAGCGACTCAATTACGCAGCCAAGTGCTGTAATAAACGCCTAATCGACAAGCTTACAGCATACCCACGACGTATAATCGTTGCAATGGGTAATCCAGCAGTACGTTCGCTAACTGGAGACTATAGCCTTAAGATTACCCAGATCAGGGGAAGACTGATAAAGTCGCCTTACGCAGAGATTGGCATACTACCCGTTATCCATCCTGCTGCATTGATGCGTGGTACGGGATCGTATAGACAGTTCAGGCAGGATCTTGAGTACGCTTTGGAGATTGCCGACGGGGGCGATGTACGTGTATACGAGAAGCCAAAGTGGATTACCGTGACAGACCCCAAGCTGGCTATACGTCACTTATTACGGCAGGAACTGAAGCACAATGACGGTCAAATCCTACTCACATGCGACATAGAGACAGCCGGATTTGATTTCCGTACTGATGACATTCTCGACATCGGTATAACGGGGAGAGATAAGTCTCCCGTCTACTGTTTCGGGACAGAACATCTACCCTGGCTTAAGCCACTATTCGAGTCGAAAAGCATACAGTGGTGTTGGCATAATGGAAAGTTCGACATCAAGTTCCTTCGCTCGCAGTGGGGCATAAAAGCACGTGTAGACGATGACACCATGCTTATGTCCTACACACTAGATGAAACTGGAGGCGTTCATGACTTGGAAACGGTAGCATCAGACGTTCTGAATGCTCCTGATTACAAGGACATGCTGAAGCCTTATCTGCCTACGAAAGGTACTTCATACGCTGCGATCCCCAAACCAGTGCTGCATGAGTATATGTCCATCGACGTGGCTAATACAGCTGCCATCAGGAACATATACAGAGCACGCATTAAGAAGGATCCAGCACTCGAGAAGCTGTATACCAAGACGTTAATCCCAGCATCGGAGCTCCTTGCCCAAGTCGAGACGAATGGCTTTCACGTAGATGTAGAATGGCTGAACGATGCGGAGGAGTACCTGGATGAGGAGATCGACAAGAGTCGTAAGAAGGTAATCGAACTCGCAGGGGTAGACTTCAACCCTAACTCGCCCCAACAGCTTAAAGATATCCTGTTCAAACACTTGAAACTGCCTAACATAGGAAAAGGTAGTACAGATAAGCACGTGCTAGAGAAGCTGCGTGACAACCCGAGAACCGACCACCCAATTCTTACTGCACTTCTTGAATACCGTAAGGTTGCGAAGGCTCAGTCTACATATGTTAGAGGTATGCGAAAGCATATCCAGCCTGATGGGCGCATCCACGCAACTTACCTTCTCCATGGAACAGTTACGGGACGTCTTGCGAGTCGCAAGCCCAACCTACAGAACATCCCACGTGATTGGATTATCCGTGGTATCTTTGACGCGGCTCCGGGATACGTCATACTTGAAGTCGACCTCTCGCAGGCGGAACTTCGATCGTTAGCGGCTCTATCTGGAGATCCTAATCTTGTTCAGGTTTACCTCAGTGGAGGGAGCATCCATAAGGAACTTGCGTTGTTCTTGTTTGGGGAGGAATGGGAACGCAAGTACAACATGCCGAAAGGAACCCCCGAGTATGCTGAGGCATATGAACAGTACACTAGGTGTAAGAACGTAAACTTTGGCATCGTATACGGTATCACTGCTAGGGGGCTTAGTGATCAGATCAATGATACTGTTGCAGTAGCGCAGCGTTACATTGATGGATGGGCAAACAGATTTCCCGTTGCTTGGGATTTCATTGCGCGTTGTCGCAGAGCTCCCAGGTACAATCAGGTTATCACAACCACATTCGGACGTAAGAAGCGTGTTGGTATAGTTACGCAGGCAAACATTAAGAACCTGATGAATGAGGCCGCTAACTTCCCACATCAGTCAATTGCCAGCGATATTACACTGCACTCAGCAATTAGGATAGCTCCTTGGCTAACGCAGTTCGATGCACGTATTGTCAATTTGGTACATGACGCCATCCTTATGGAAGTGCCAAATGACTATACGACGGTTGTAACTATTGCGAATCATGTCAAGAGCGTTATGTCGCAGGTGCCCCGTGATTGGGGTATTACACGAGTTCCCTTCACCGCTGACGCCGAGGTTGGCGATCGCTGGGGCTCATGTGTGGATATTGAGGAATATTATCATGGCGCATATAAAGAGGATGCATAACAATGGGAGTTACTTCTGCAGCAACTCTCGACTACTGGCGGGTTGCAAAGGCGTTTAACGGTCATCCTGATGCTGAACCTATTACAGTGCAACAGGCATTTGATATACTACGTCCACATCTCGAGTGGATGGGAAGCCACCGCAGGGTGATAAGGCGGATGCAGATGGTNCATAAAGGCATAATTGAAGGTAAGCCNAAGAGGGGTAAGAAGGCGTCATGACAACTAATACTGACAATGTACAAGAGAGTGACTACGACCAACTTCACCAAGAGCTAGCTAAAGTAGCTTACCTCGCTTACCGTGACGCCGTAGGACGTAGAGCAGTTAACGGTGATCTACTGCCTGATTGGGAAACTCTCCCTACGCGTATTCGGTGCGCTTGGATAGAGTCTACTAGGGCAGTATGCATTAATATCGCCGATCGTCTGGAAAGCTTGTTGTACAAGGATGGAGAACTATGAGCTATTTTACTATTGATCCCGCACATCTACGTGTTGACATCTTTGGGCAGGATATTACACGTGATGTTTGGCGCGACAAATACCGCTGGGGGAATGAAAAGTCTCCTGAAGAGTCGATGCGTCGTGTCGCCGAAGGTGTATATGCTAAGGACGATAACGAGGAGGAGTTAGCCAAAGCCATAGAGGCTATGCA